AATAGTTAAAGTCAAATTAATATTATCTATAAGAGGACCATACCAATTACTGCTATTACCAGTATCATTCCCTGTTATAGTTAAACTAATATTTAAGTCATTAGTATTAAATGTCCCCTCTACTTCTTCAGTAAAAGAATAAGTAGACCAGCCATCTTCATAGGGAGCTTCGGTTGTATTAGTTATTATTTCGGTAGTATCAGTAGATGATAAAGTAATAACATTAACGATAGTGTCATCCGCCCCACCATAGCACCATTCACTTCCTGTATTTCCACAGCCAATACTTTGAAAGTTCATGTTGATTTCTTTAACAAGATGATTATCTAATACTTCTGAGATGTCTACATCTTGGCTTATGTTGCCATCTTGGTATCTGAATCTTACACTCTTAGATGCTGAACTACTATAGGTATTAGGGTCCCGCTTAACTTTCTCTTGATTACTATCTGATAGTTCCCAGCCAGAAGTGTCAGTCGTAAAGCTATTATTAGTTATTAGGTTGTCCGTAGTTTCTGCTGCTGATAGGCTTTGGATGAACCACATCAAACTTAACAGGCTTACGACTAGGGTTTTTAATGACATTATTATCCTCATCTATAATATTACGTTTACGATATTCAGCTATTGCATCATCTCCTATCAAACCATTGACAGGACAAGGGCTTCCAGCTGCAAGCATTGCTTCAAATACACGGATATCTTGACAAAGCATAGCCGTAGCGGAGACTTTCATCCCTAATTGAGCTAAGGCCCTAGAAAGTTTAATCATTTGACAGTTTTTATCTACCACTTGAATACCAGCAGAGATACCAATGAACCCACCTGATACACCGCCTGCTCTAGCTACCACACATATATCAGAGTAAGCCCCTGATGATGACATAGATGGTACGGTTGGAGTGGGTACTGGCATATCTCGGTAGTGTATATTGGATGTGCTATCAGCCGCATGAAGCGTAGCTGAATAAGCTAGAGTTATTGCAAATACAATAATGTAGAGTAAAATTTTCATTAGTCAGCATCAGCTATAGTGTTACCAGCTTCTACCCACGCAAGAATCGCTTGGTAATCTACATTTTTATTGTCTAATGGAACATAACAAACAACGCCATCAATAGTTGCTTTAACATTTACATTTCCATCGCCTATAAAACCTTGTTGATATTGTGCTGCGGTTACGGTTGCCATATTTATTTTCTCCTATATTTCTGCATCAAATTGTACAAAAGCACTTCCAGATTGAAACACCCCACAAGGATGTGTAGCAGTCATTCCTGTTCCACTTACTGTTATATCAGCCTCAAAACAATCAACATCAAGATAAGTTGCACTAAAACCAGTACTCGTCGGTTGATGACTATTGCTATAGAACCAAGACATAGTTCCTGACTGTGTAGCAGTCGGAGCTGCTCTAAATTGAGTAGGGAATAATCCCATTCTGGCTCTAGCTAATGTATTATTAGCATTAGCTGAACCTATCAATGGTGGCTGAGTATATTTTTGAAAGTAGCGTTGACATCTTTCAAAATTTTCTCCATAACTTTCGTGTTGAAATGATGGAATAGTATCTGAGGTATATGAACCGACTTCTAATCGCATTCCAGTTATTTTAATATCATTGTCAGTAGCATCAAAGAATGAACCAATCCCTGCTGCTGAGTTAGCATTATTAGTAGAAGCCCATGAACTCGCTAAAGTTCCACCTGTATAAGTTGCTCCAGCATGTAACCACATTCTGACACGCAAACTTTCCGCATTGTCATTGTCAAATTTTCCAGTAGTATCTGCTGCAAAGGATAATATATGTTGAGTCCATGAGGTTGCAGAAGTAAAGGTTTTTGCTATATGTCTAGTGTTATCAATATCTGATAATTCTATTACATAAACTTTTGCATCTTGAGCTTTCATATAAAATGAAATGGTAATGGCTTTAGCACTAGAAAATCCTTTTTCAATCATTTGTAAATTTTGGCCTTCTATTCTCCAATCTAAAGTAAAGAGTTCTCCTGTCGCTATACTAGTATCTGCTGTAGTGCAATCTAAATGTAAACAATTAGAAAACCCAGCTAAATCTGTGATTGCTGTACGAGCTGATGTAAACCTACCTGCACTCGTTGCTCCAATCGTATGTCTTACACGATCTACCGTAACATAGCCTTCATCTCCATCTCCTAATGCAGCTTCCGAAGTACTTCTTTGTGCCACTTGCATATCGCCATTTATAATAATCGCTTTAGAATTACGTCTTAAAGAATCTCCACCCGATGCAGTTTCCCAAGCAATCGTGCCAGAACCATCAGTAGTTAATACTTGACCATCATCACCATCAGCAGTAGGCATTGAAAATGCAACGCTATTAGAAGTTAATATTAATTTACTTCCATCTGATGATACTGATTCCCCTGCATCATGTAACTGTAATGTTGGACTTCCACCACTATCTGTTAAAAGTAGCCCTGTGTCATGTACATGAGTTAAAGCAATTTCATCATTACCACCAAAAGATAAAATCGCACCATCATGCTGTAGCTCTAAGTCTTGAGTTAGAGTAACATCTCCATCTGCCCCTATTGCTATTGCATCTACATCAGAAGCTGAACCTATTGTTCCAGCATCTTTAATTATTATGTCATCTACAAATGTAACGATACCTGTACTTGCTATTGTTATAGCTGAAGTGCTTGAAGCAACACCAATCGTTGCAGCATCTTTCAATACTAAGTCATCTACTAAAGTAACGATACCTGTAGCAGCAATGGTTATAGCGGATGTACTTGAAGCTGAACCAATAGTACCTGCGTCTGGTACCACAATCCCTGCGTTAAATGTAGCTGCTCCAGCAGCACTCATATCAAAAGTCAATGCTGAAATAGGAGAGCCCCCATCATTACCTTGGAATATCATATCCTTATCACTAACTAACGACTTAATAGTTAGATTATCACTATCCATACTAACGTGACCTACATTAGTACTACCATCTTTAAAGATAACTTCATCACCTGCTGCATCTAATACAATATCACCTGCTGAATCTAAAGTAACTGTTGTTCCATCGGCCTCAAATGTACCATCAGCAGTTATTGTAATATTTGCTGCTGCCGCTGCCGCATCGGTAGTTACGATTGATAAAGTTCCATTTGTTCCAGCGGTAAGTACAGCTGTATCACTTGCTGACCCAGTCATAGTAACGACTTTGCCATCTACAGCCACATCGTCTACAGTAAGAGCTGTCAGAGTACCTAATGAAGTTATATTAGTCTGTGCTGCCGTAGTTAAAGTAACATCAGCAACATAAGTTTTTACTCTTGACATGGCAGATTTTCTTTCTGTTCCACTAGCATTATCATCAACAATAATTAAATCAGCATCTGCAAGACCTGCTCCAATATCTGTAGCACCATCAATATCTAGTGCACCAACGTCAACTTTATTAGCTGTAGAAATAGTAGCTAATTTACTATCAGCAATCGCAGCACCTGAAGCTACACTTGCGTTAACCACAGCATCAGCTGCTAATTGGTCAGCACCCACAGCATCATCTGCAATTTTTGCTTGAGTTACATTATCATCAACAATAGAAGCAGTTACTACTGCACTTGCCGCTAATTGGTCAGCTCCTATAGCATCATCTGCCATTTTAGCTTGAGTTACATTATCATCAACAATAGAAGCAGTTACGACTGCACTAGCTGCTAATTGGTCAGCTCCTACAGCATCATCTGCAATTTTTGCTTGGGTTACATTGTCATCAACAATAGAAGCGGTTACTACTGCACTAGCTGCTAATTGGTCAGCTCCTACAGCATCATCACCTATCATAGCTTGTTCTACTGCATCATTTGCGATAGTTACAGCACCACCCGAAGCAATACTAACATCACCACTTACTGCAACTTCTTCATAGCTAGTGCCATCACTTACTAAAATTTTTGCGGACGTTACATCAGGCATTATTAATTTGCCCCCAACTGTAACATTATCATTAAAAGCAGCTGCTCCTGCAGCACTCATATCCAGAGTTAAAGCTGTAATACCAGAACCCCCGTCATTACCTTGAATAAGGACATCTTTATCACTAACTAGGGATTTAATAGTTAAATTATCACTATCCATACTGACGTGGCCTACATTAGTACTACCATCTTTAAAGATAACCTCATCTCCAGCAGCATCTAAAATAATATCCCCCGCTACATCTAAGGTTAAATCTCCTGAACTTAAGTCTATTTCTGTACCATCTATATTTATGTTATCAACCGTAATACCTGCATCAACCGCTAATGCTCCTGATAATGTTAAATTACCACTAGCATCTAATACAGTTGCTTTACTAGCTGGTAAACAACAAAATATAGTTTTTGTTCCTGCAGAAAAATCTACTACACTATCGCTATTAGAACTAGATATGATTGTAGTACGAGCAAGGGTTGAGCTATCTGAAGATAAAGTACCTAAACCTACTTCAAATTCTGCATTTAGTACAATACAGTAATAAGTTGTATTACTATTACCAATACCTACAGCAAAAGTTTCAAACCCAGAAACAGCTCCAGCTAAAGTAACTGTGCCAGTACCTGTAGTTGAGGTAGTTTCTTTAACTCTATCATTAAGAACAAGTGCCATTTATATCTCCTATTAAGCTATCCGTATAATGGCGTTGGAAGCATCTGCTGTTGGGAATACTACTGTAAAGTCCCCTGCTGTAGATGTTTTATCCCCACCAAAATCTAATACTGCCACAGCTTTATCACTTTGTGTATCATTATAAATTAATGCTCCACGAGCTGTAATAGTTGCTGTTGTCCATGTTTCATCACTAAAATCTAAGTACGCTGTAGTACTAGATGAAGTAGGAGCTACCGCTGTAAGTGCTTGACCTGTTGCTGTATATCCTGTGCCTGAAACTTCGTTTGATGATGTATATGCTGTGGTTGTAGCACCTAAAGTAGCTGATGAAGTATATAATGCCATTTTAAAAGTATCAGCAGTTGTGTCTCCACGAGCTACTGTTGTACTAAAAGCATGAATACCATTCAACAACTCAACTTTAAATGATGTACACATTGCTTGAGAGATTGCCATTTTTAAATCTCCAAGAGTTTAATTAATTCTGAATGCCCTACATTTCGCAGTTTATTCGCTATAGTTGTATGATTAGACTTAATAGCCTTTTTCATATACTGTATTAGAACATGTCTAATATTGTCTTTGTAAGCTTCTGCTTGCTCTTTTAATAAAGGATTAGCATCTTTACCTACATAAATTATTTTTGCTAAAGCCATTTCTGCAATTTGCTCAGGTGTATGCCCCTGACCTGATGTTGTTACCACGTCATAATCCACACCTCTTATTACTGCTGCTTTATTTTCCACCTACTGGTACCCTCTCTTGTCCATTTCTATAAGAATCTCTTCTATTTTTACCTTCACCTAAATTTCTTAATAGCTGTATAGTCTCACTATATTTTGCTGTGTATTGAGTTACTGTATCTGGGTCTTCTTTCATGAACGCAGCAGCTTCGAGTAATGCTCCATAAAATAATGCTGTATCAAAATTATCCCCCAACCAAGTATTACTAGCAGTAACAATAGTTTCTGGATAGTAATAATAATGTAATTCAGCACTATAGTTAGCATCTGGTGTAGGCCCTAAAATCATTGTATTATCGTCAAATATAGCATAATATTCAGGTATTCCATAGAACCCTGAATCAGTATCAGGAAAAGCTTCTCTTATAAAGTTAACATCTTTATTTACAAGAAAGCTATGCTCATTACTACTGTTTATAACAGATATACTAAAAGTTGATAACCAATCACTAGGTAAAGCAAAATACTTATTTCCTGATGTCATAGTACCTGTAACATTTTTACGTAAATCAGGTAGCTGTACAGTATTATATATACGTTGTTCCGCATTCTTAATAAATGTATTTACATCAGTGGTAGTATACTCATTCTCTGTGTAAGATTGTATTGCTGCTACTAATTCAGTATAAGTCATTATTTATCCTTATGCCATTGGGCCTCTAGCTTTTTTACCTTTAGTAGCTGCTCCATTACCACGAGTAACTACACCCTCAGTCTTAACATCCTTTTCAGGATAACCACCTGTACTAGGTGCGGCAACATTTTCAGGTTGCTTGTAAGTTACTTTAGCTCCTTTTCTATCTTTATTCATCATTTACTCCTAAGTTGTTGTAATAGTTACTGACCCTATTTGACCACTACTTTTTAAATTATCTACTAATCCTTCTAATTGTAAAGGATTATTAAGACCGACAGGGTCCCATCCATACTGAAAATTTCTTTGTGTATCTAAGTTTTTTTCAGGTCTTGGGTCTTTAACAGCTTGCGGATCATCTACAGGATACATACCTTGCATATTCTGTGGATGGTCTGGCTCCCAACACTCTTTACAAACTTTAATATGGGTATCTTTTGCTTTTATATATAAGTTTTTTAAATCGTGTAGTTTATATTGAAACCCACATCTATCACATTCTGCAATCGTATGTTTTGCTGATGCGTACTTACTCATTTACTTCTTCCTTGGTTTAGTATGTCCGTAGCCTTTTTTCTTTAAGGCTAAGTGTTTAGCCATAGTAGGGGCTTTTACACCTTTACCTGTTTTTTTGTCATACATCATATGAGCTTTAAAAGCTTTTTTCTTCATAACCTTTTTCTTCATATATCTCTCCTATATACTTTGTCTTTTAGGTACAATTCTTAAATCAGATTTTTCTCTATCTTCTGTTGAAGCTAACACCCACTGTTCTTCATACTCTTGTTTTAAAAACTGAGTTCTATCTCCTGCGTTAGGTATTTTTAAACTAAGATAGAAAGATAATCCTGCTACTAAACAAGGTAAAAACCTAAAGGGTATATCTTGGTTAGTAACCCCAGTACCTGCATCTTCAATTCTTTTGAGTGCCCAATAAACAAAGGTATAAGTATTATCTTCAGGAGCAGGCCACACATTAATAGTAGGTTGTGCTACTTGACGATTAATCCAAACTTGTACAGGTCTACCTGTAGAATTTTTATTAGGAATAACTCCATAAGAAGACGCTGATATTCTTGTAATATTTATATCTTCTTGGCTAGTTCCTGTGCCTGTCCTAATCACTTGTTCAAGTAAGTCAATAGTATCTGCAGGTAAATTATAAGTTATGGTGTCTTCAGTTAGAGAAACAGTACCTTCATCAATAGTCCAAAGATTAATACCTCTATTAGCCCATTCTGCCATTAGTAAATTTAAACTACGGCGAGCTGTACGTAAGTCATAACCTGTACGCATTTCTGACCCACATCTTTCAAATGCTTCTTCAACTATTTGATTTAAATCTAAGTTAAACGCTGTTGTTCCTGATGTCGCCATTAGATAATTCTCCCTTTAGTTCTACCACGTTTAGCTATACCATCGCCACGATGAGATTTAGTTTTCTTTACTTTACCACCTTTTTTCATTTTCTTTTTGCTTTTCTTTTTATCCTTATCTCTTACTCTATCTTTATCTTTATAAATTTCTTGCATTTCCTTTAATCTTTTTTCTTTTAATCTTTTTACAACAGGAATTCTATCTGCTTCTAATCCAGGTATAGCCAAAAATCTATTTCGAGCTTCTGGACTCTGTAGGTATTTTATAAAGGCTGTCTTATTTATCATTCTTGTTAATGGGTCTGTTTTTCTTCCTTTAATAGCCATTAGATAATTCTCCCTTTAGTTCTACCACGTTTAGCAATACCATCGCCACGATGGGATTTAGTTTTCTTTACTTTACCACCTTTTTTCATCCTTTTTCCACCTAATGGTCCTTTAGTAGCACCAAATTCCTCCTCACCACTAATATAAGGTGCATAATATCCACCCATTATTTTATCCATATCATTTAAAAGGCTTCTTTTACTCCTTTCTTTAAAGGTCCTATATTTGAGGTCGAGCTCCCTTCTTCTTTCTGGGGTCATTTTACGTCTTTTTGTAATCTGTCTAGCCATTAGACTATTCTCCCTTTAGTTCTACCACGTTTAGCAATACCATCGCCACGATGGGATTTAACTATACCGCCTTTTTTCATACCTTTTTCCCTTTTATCTTCTTTTTTTAATACTGCTTGTGTTTTTAGATAGGCAGCTGTCTTTTTCTTAGACTCATCATCCTTCCTAGTACCCTTTAGGGTTGGAATGGGATTTCTGTAATCGCCTTTTCTATACTTAAATTTATCGTACATCGTAGCTTTAGTAGCTTTAATTCCTTCTCGTTTAGCGGCTATAAGTTTTTGTATTTCATCTTTTTGTTTGGGGTTAGCACTTTTCATAGCTTTTTTTAATTTTTCTATTTCTTTTCGCATACGATCTCTAACTGTTTCAACATGAAAGAAGCCGCTACTTTCTATGGTTTTTCCGCCTTGTGCCATTAGACTATTCTCCCTTTAGTTCTACCACTTCTTGCTATACCATCGCCACGACGGGATTTAACTATGCCACCAGCTTTCTTTTTCTTACTCTTTAAATTACTACTTCTCTCCAATAGTAGAGGAATACTTTTAACAGATAGAGGCACGCCTTTCTTTTTCTTTGCTACCTTTTTAGTAGATTGTTTCATAGGTTTATCTAATTTTTCAATTTTTTTTAATAATGCTTTTCTTTCTTTTAAAGCTTTTTCTGCTAATGCTAAATTCTTATCTTTAATATGATAGTGCGTTTCCCAAAATTTATCAGTTGCTTTTTGGTCCAGCCTATCTTTTTCTGCAAAAGATGATGGTTTTTTTGCCTTAGCCGCCTTAGCACCTGCCTTCTTTTTAACTGCCTTACGTAGTCCAGAAGTAAAAACAGCAGAATGTAAATCTTGAGCCGCCTTAGTCGCCTTAGCACCTGCCTTCACACCTAAAGAACCTGGTATAACTAAAGAAGCTATCTCTAGCCCCTTTCGAAAACTCTTTTTACCTTCAGGGTCTTTACGACCTGCTTTACGCTCTTGTTCCAATCTTGTTTTGATTGGAGACTTACCACGTCTTGTACCAATTTTTCTAGCCATCTTAAGCTCCTAGATTATCCTCTTGTCTTACCACGCATTGCAATACCATCACGAGGGCATTTACCAACTTTACCGCCGTGTTTCATCTTCTTAACTTCCTTCTTTACTGGTGGGCGTCCACGTTTAGTTCCGTAAGTTCCTTTACCGTATGGCATTTCCTTCTCCTATAATTGTTAAACTATTCTTTCCACTACTTAACCCTGATACAATAAGTCCAATCATGGGCCTCCTCCATATTTAATAAAACCTAAAATAACTCCTGCAATACTACCAAGCCAAACTAAAGTTTTTACCGCACCTTTACCCATAGATATATTTGTTTGCAGTTCTTTTATATCTTTGCTGTTTTGTTCAACATCTTTATGAACATGGTCTAATTTTGTTTCTAACCTTAATAAACATTGTTCTGTCTTTGAAGCCATTTTAACATTTCCACCTTTTTCTAGCCTGACGTAACCTTGAGTTAGGATTCTTAGCTGCTTTAGGAAACTTCTTCATTTGTCCTGCACTACGTGCACAAAATGATTTACGTCTCTTTGCAGCTTTAGAACCTTTCTTAACCTTTCCAGTTACTGCTGTTTTCAATTTACTACCAGGGTTGGCTTTACGATAGGCTTTGACCCCTTTCGTTGTCATTCCTGCCCCCGATTTAGTCTTTCTAAAATTACCCGACTTAACCGAAGTTTTAATTCCCATACCCTTTTTTCTGGTAGTAGCCATATACCTCTATGCGTAATAAAAATGCATCATATCTATTGTTCCAACAGTATATTTAATTGACATACCGTCTGCGAACAAAATACCTGCACCAGGCACTGTATAACCTTCGACACTATTATCTGTGCCGATAGTTCTTGCTTTAAATAAAGTTGTACCCGATTCTGGGGTACCATTAATCAACTCAATAACTCCTGCTGAACCGCCTGAAACTATTGAATAACCTTTCAGTCTTACTCTATCACCAAATACAGCTTGTGCTGCACCTGTAGTAGAACCTACTTTCATGTTTGCTGCAAATTGAGCTGAACTTGTTACTGATGTAATTGTTTTAAAGTATTTTGTACCATCTACTGCTTCTGCTGAACCAGTTGAGGTAATAACTTCTGTTAAAGAATCTCCAAAAACATCTGTTCCAACGATAGTGTTTGTTTTAGCATTATCGCCTGTGCCAGTTGTGGTAACATTTAAAATCCTTGCACCACCTGATGCGAAACTTGCGTTTGCAAGAGTTGCAGTTGTATTAGGTCGTGCCGCTGTTACAATAAAATCATCATCTGCTGCAACTTCGTCACTTACAAAGGTTACTTGAATATCTGGATAACCTGCCATATTAATCTCCGTTAGTTATTAATTGTGGGTCCGAAGACCCACAATTAAAATTATTTATATAATGCCATAAAGGTTGATTAATGAATAATCAGTAGTTACATTAACAATCATAACTGTACCAATTACTTGTATAACATCACCTGCAGCTGGTCCAACAGCACCAGTAGCACCTAATGGTACTGCATGGTTACCTACGACTAAAGTTCCTGAAGTTAATACTGTAGCTGGTCCTGAAACTGCAAACCAACCATAATAGGCTGCTGTCATGTCTATAACTGTGACACCCATTGTTGCACCTGTAGTTGTAGCAGCTTGACCAATTAAAGCACTAAGTGGGTCAGCAATTAATGTTACTTTAGTATCATCAGATTCTAAAGCTGTTTTTAAATCATCATAACAAGTAATAATAACACTTGGATCAGATGAGTGGTCATGAGCAGGATTAGATTTAATCCTAAGCATTTGACCTTCACCTGTTGCATCATTTATATAAAGGTATCCACCTGCATATTGATCTGCTGTAAGGTCTGTACCCGCAGTTTCTACCGATATTGCTGTTTCACCAGCAGCCACATCAGCAGTAATTGCCAAATCAAAATGATGTGCGATTGATGCAGCGTGAGTTACACATTTACCTGCAGTTACTGCACCAGCACCCATTTTACCATAACGATAAGTTGTATTACCGTAAAGTAATAGGCTTCCTAAAGGAAATAACTGAGTTGAACTTTCTGTATAAGGGTCTACAGTATTTGCAGAGCTTCCACCTTTTCCAACAATAAAGTCAGATGCTGCATATCCAGTTGCTGCTGTATATTTTAAATGTGAACCAGTTGTAGTAATCATTCTACCAGATGAATCAAACGTCATCTTGTCTGTATAAGCACCAGTAGTTGAATTTTTAGAAACGACTTTCAGACCAGATTCTGACCTGACTGTTCCGTTAAAAGTTGTATTTGCCATTTTTATATCTCCATACAAAGTTGTACTTATCTATCGTGTATGCGTCTGTTCGGGGCAGTAAGATAAGCAGTTGTTCCCGATATATAAAGTATACTATATTTATAAATAAATAAAAGAAAAAAAGAAGACCCAGCGAGAGAGTGCCAGGTCTTCAGAATGGTGTTTAGAACTATGAAAAACTAAACACCCTCAAGTGTGCTTATTAAGCACCTTGTGATCCCCACATTCCTAGAGGGTCTGACCAACCAAATGAATATCTTTCACGGGCTTTGTATCTAACATTGCCTGTATCAAAATCTCCATCCATAGATGTAGTTAATGATGTTCTAGTAAAATGCTTTAGACCATTTGGTACATCGGTTGTTAAGAAATAGCCATCTGTATCAGTTAAGTAATGATTGATAGCATATCCTTCAGGTATTGCACCATTGTTTCTAATTGCGTTGATGTCATTATCAGCTGTGCCTGTTCTTTGCTCAGTATCTAATAAACGGGTTGCAACGAATTGTAACGCTGGTGGAATGATTAACTTACGTGGTTTAGCAGCAATCAACAAATCTCTTTCATCAGTCCATGCAGCTATTTGAATAATTGCATTTTCTAATGATGACTCGTTTAAGTCAGCAGCTGTTGATTGGGTATTGCTATTTGAACCGCCAGATACTAACGGATGGTCTGTAGCAAATAATACTTTGCCATCACCACCAGTGTAACTAGAGTCCCAACCATTGTTTAATACGTTAGATGCTTTCACTTGTTTTGTGTTAGACATTGAACGTGCTAAAGCTTTAGTATATCTCGCAGATAAAGTGTCGTAGAGATTATCTTCGACTGCTTCTTCTGTTACTGAGAAACCTAAAGCAATGGTTTCGTGATTATACCTAGCTGTAAAGGCTTCTTGTGCATTGTCATAAGCGACGGCGGAACCCTCGTCTTTGACAGGTGCTTGTCCAAAACCAGCTAGTTTTGTTTCTTCTTCAAAACTACGTTCTGATGTTTCAGCTTCGTAGATTTCTTTGTGCTCTTCACCATAACGACTGTATTCCATTCCGAATAAAGCATTAAGGCCAGGGAGCAACTCTTTTAATAACTGAGCTCTTGAAATTGCCATGATTTATTCTCCTTTAAATACCAGTTGCGTTAGTGTATGAATGTTGAGCAATGTTAAACTTCACTAATACATCAGTATAAGTATCGCCTACTGATGAACTTGGTGAATTAACAAAACCAACGACTCTAAAGCCCTGTGTGGTTGTTGCTACTGTAGCATCTAGTGCTGTAGTAGAATTTCCTGTTGTAGTAGAACCAGTAGAAGTAGATTGTACTGCTGCTAATGGAGCGTTTGCTCCAAGAGTAGCTTGAGCCATAGTGGCATCTGCTTGAACTTGAAATACAACATCAGGGTCGTCCACAATATAACCAACAGCATCAGATGCTGATGTGCTTGCTGGCCAATATTGGCTAAAAGTCTTCTGACTAGAATTAGGGTCTGTATATGAACATCCAACGAATACACCAACTGTTCCTGCAGGGAAAACTGAAGAGTTAGAACCAACAGTGGTTACTATCTCGATTGTTCCTGCTGCAACAATAGATACGATGCTTCCGTTATAGATATTTGTGTCATACGCAGACGCTATTTTAATTTGACGAGTAGAACCAGCATAAGGCTGTCCACCAATCAAATTTACGGGTTTAAACCCATAAGGTGCGGCTGAAGTTGCCATAATATTATCTCCTTAAAGAATTATTTATTACCTTTCCCAAAAGAAGTGGTTGATTTTTTTTCAGAGAACAACGGCATTCTAGGGTCATTTTCTCGCATCAAGTTGTTGTCTACTGCTTTTTCTTGAGCTCGAGCTTTTTCCTTAAAATATTCATTTCTCTGATCTACCATTTCCTGTGGCATTTTACATAATAGCAGTCCGCCAATCTCAATACCGTCCTTGAATCTTGAATTAGGGTCTGCTGGTATACTTACTTCTGGGTGTTCTGAATGTTTCACAGGTTCCCAGCCTTCACGCATACGAGAGGACACATTTAAATTATCAGCTTCGTTAGCTAATGAAACTCTAATCCAACGATATGCCCAGCCAGCTTCATGCTTAATTTCTGGTAATGTTGATCGAGGTTCCCATTGCTTTTTTCGAACTTCAGTTTCTTTACGAGTTACTGCTTCTCTACTTTTACGACTATTTGATTTATCCATTTGTATTCTCCGTTTTAATTAATTCACGTGCATATTGCTCTGGTGTCAGCTTGAATTTCTTTGCTAAAGCTAACTGAGTTTTAGTCAGCCTAATCTTTTTAGGACTAGTCGACCTTGTTGCTGGAGCAACTACAGTTGAAGGTTTGCGTTGGGCAGGTTTTGCCTCTTCCAACGAATCAGTTTCCCCAAAATTCTCTGGGAAGCGTTTTTGCATCGTTTCATCTATACGACGATAGTATTGGTCAGACGATGGGTCAATCCCACTCCTAACTAATTTTTCATGCAACCCTAGGGCTAATGAAGTCATTTCTTCATCTTTCCCAAACCAAGTGTTTTTACCTTGCCAAGCAAGAGCTTTTGCATCTGGTCTAGCAACTCTAGGTTGTGTTGTATCTTGCTCTGAAGATACCTCATTTCCTGGAGTTTGTAAAGCCTCTTTGCTATATTGTGGCTTCCTATCTTGAGCTTGGCTTAATTTAAACTGAGCCTCATTCATCTTAGTTTGGGCTGCCACTAACTTTTCACCATCGCCCATATCATACGCATCTTTATATTCTCTTTGAGCATTCGCTAAATCAGTTGTGTGCTTCTCTTGAAGGGTCTTAATATAATCTTCTTCCCCTAATGAAAGTGTTTTCCTTAACTTTTGATTTTCTTGTACAGAAAATGCAGCAACTCTTTCAGCTTCCTGCCTTTGTCTTTCAGCAGCTTCTTTCTCACGTCTTTCATCGTGCCAAGCTTTCTTAAGTTGAGCCATACGTTGCTTTACTCTATCTGAATATTCATCTAAAGTATCAGCTTCCAACTCGTCTTTAATATCTTCAGGTAGAGGGTCTCTATTTCTATCAGCTTTAGGGGTATCGTCCTCTACCTCAACATCAAAATCTAACTCTAGCTGTTCAGGTTCATCTTTTTTAGTAGCTTCTTTTTTGGGCTTTTTGGTAACTTCAACTTCGCCTGTAGCTTCTTCTGTAGCAACTTTCTCAGCTTTGTCTTCCTTTACCTCTACTTCTTCGCCCTCCATTTGTAGCTCCTCTGGAATTTCATTAATAATTTCAGTTTTTGCCATGTCTACCTCCTATGCACGTTCGTAGCCTCGTGGGTCATCCACTACGGCTTCTACAGTGTCGTCGTTAATAATGCGAAACTCATTACCAAAAATTTTGATTCGAGTTCCAGAATATGCCCTAGTAATAACGAAGTCTCCTTCCTTACACCAAGGTCCTGTTGGAAAACGCTCTTCGTCCTTATAAGCGGTGTCTCCCAACTTCATCACAAATAAAACTACAGTTGAATGTTCTTCAATAGTTTTAGTTTTATCGGATTTGATTAGCCCACTCTTATAAGCCTCATCTACTTGAGGGACCGCACATAAAATACGGTAGCCTTTAACATCAGGTAACTGAGCGGGGTTTTGTTCTGCTGGTTCGTCTTTAGTAACACCATTAATTGGTATACCATTAGGCGTAACAATCTCTGTTTTTAAAGTTTCAATTTTACTCATCATCTTCCTCCATATGCCTTAACATAGAAGCTATAAATCCTTGAGTAAGTTGAAATCCTCTGATAATACCACACGCATGCATATACTGTGCGTGCTCTTCGGCTCTACCTTGAGCCATATCATCTTTTATGCGTTGTTCTTCTTCGCCAATTTTATTAGCGAGAGCCATTAACGTTTCGTCCATCTATCTCTCCTGTTTTTTAGTTTGCGTTGTATTACGTTTTTCCTTCTGTTGTTTTACAGCTTCAGCACCTAACTTAGTGCCCTCTATAAATTCTTTTGCGTCCAACTCTTTTTGTTGGTTGACTGCGTCAGCACCAATCTTGGCACCAGCGATTCTTTCTTGTGACTCCATCTTCATTTTATCTAACTCAAGTCGAGCTTGCTCAAGAACTGAATCATTATTCATTTTCTTAGCTTTAGCTTGAGCTTCTAACTGTTTAATTTCAAGTTCTTTTTTCTGCATTTGTAGAAGTGGGTCTTCTTGTTGTTGTGCAATTTCTTTTTGTTTAGCTTCAGCAATATTTTTTTGTAATAGCTGTTCGCCTGATTTAGCTACAAGTCTAGATAATTCAACTTCCACATCTTCTGGTAATGCTTCCTCTGGTGGAGGTAGTGGTGCTCCGAGTTCTTCTTCGAGTCTTTGTCTGTATGCAAAAGCAATATGTTCTGCAATATGAGCTTCCATAGCAGAATAAATTTTTGTAGCGTTTGGACTTTGCCCAACCATTTCTCCCACTATAGGGTCTTTTATAAATGCCATATGAGTTTTAATATGAGCTTCAGAGTCTTGGTAAATAAATGCTTTCACAGGTTTACTGTTAATAATATCCATGTTTTCTGAAACAGGATTTTTCGGTTTCATATTATCTTTTTCTGGTATTAATTTCTCTTTATTTTTAACCCCTAAGACATCTAACATCTGACGATTAAGTTCTACCATATCGTAGATGTCTGGGTTCTGTTGTGCTAACTGCATAACTGCTTGATACTGTACAACCTTCTGAGACATGGTAGCGGCATTTGGGTCAGATACTGGAATAACTTCACATTGGTCATAGTCAGCTTGTTTAGCGTCCTTTGACCCTTTTGCTGGAGTGTACCCATATTCATCATCAGTATAATCTCTAATAATGTTTTTAATTAATCTAAACTCTTGCCTCATAGCGTAATGAATACGGCTTTGTACCGCAGACATAACTTTTAATGTTCTTTCTAAAATAGCTAGTGTTGTACCAACGGGTGCATTTGCCGACATATCTGAAACTTTTAAATCAGCAGCACTTGCAAATCTTCTACCTTCATCAATAATTTGGTTCATCAACTGATTTAAAACTTGACTTGGCTCTTTATAAGGGAGTGGTAATATATTATCTCTAATACTACCTGATGGTACATCTACATCTCTAAATTCAGCAGGAGAAATCGGAGTATCATCCCCTTTAATTCTAAGTCCTCTAGACTTAAACCCGCCTGGTAAATTAGATAGGGTACCTGCATCAACAAGTTGTCTTAATATCATCGTACCTGATTTAGCAAACGCTCCAATTAAATGTATTAAACCAAAGTGATAAAATCCAAAACCAGGGACATAACCATAATGTACAAAGTGTTGGCGTTTTTGTTTAGTCTTATCATCTTGACTCCAATTACGTCTAATTGCTAAAATAGTTGAAGTTGATTTTTCTACAGTTACTACATAAGGTAATGCAATACCTGTTTGTTCTCCATCTTGCTCATCTTCATATCCTTCTAAGTCAAGGTCAACATGCATCTCTAATATTTTAAAACGACTATCAGTAGTTGCACTAAAGCCCATCTTCTCGGCTATCTTTTTCTCTACATCATCTAAGTCATAGGTTGGCTCACCTAAGTCAACATCTCGGTAAAATTCTGCTACTTGTAGTTTACGTAAATCATTTTGTGTTTTACGCATCACATGAGTAACCCTTTCTGCCGTTTCCAAATCTGAAGCCCCGTATGGCACTACAAGGTCTTCAGCAGGAATATACATAGAAACTTGGCGTTCTAAATTTGGGTCATAATATACTTTTTTGAAAGCATTACCTGCCAGTCCTAAACCCCATAACATTCTTTCATGTTCAGGTCTATACTCGGTCATCTGCTCAGTAAGCTGATAGTTCATGTTTTCTTGTACACGAGCTGCAGCATCTTTATTCTCATCTGTTTCTTTACCAATAATCTGTGTCTTAACAGGACCTGATGCTGGGAATGTTTCGGTCATAGTTTCAGCTTGAAACTTCACAAGTGTTTCTGTCATCAATGGGTGGTATACATTACATGCTCCTTCCCATGGTTCACTTCTATCTTCTAGTTTAAGACCTAAAAGGTCTAAGCCTTCTACATAAGTATCCAGCCAATCTTTTCTTGAAGTTATATCCCCTGAAAAATCTTCTAGTAAATCACCTGCCAATTTCTCAAGTAAATCTTCTTCACATTCTTCAGCAAGGTTTTTATTAAACTCCTCATCGTCTATACGATCAGGGTCAATGTTAATCTCCATATCTCCTGCTTTGATAGTAACTTCTTCTGGGTCTACAATTTCTATTTCTAAATCAGGCTCTATGCTACCGAGCTCTTCCATACCTTGAGGGGCTTGATATAACCCTTTATCTACATTATTATCTTGTGCCATTATTTTTTCCTCTTTTTCTTAAACCCAGCTTTCATACGAGCATAGGCTTTATCAGAAATAGTTGATTTAGATTTAGGTCGGCTAGTACCTGCTTTTTTACGTGCATTAATGTTTGCGTATAAACCTTTTTTGCCTGGCATAAATCCTCCTATAAAATACAAATAATTAATAGTACTAACAATACAACATTGATAATACGACAATATTTGTTATATTCTTTTATTAACCATTTTGCTTTCTCTCTAATTAGTTGATATAACATAGTAACCTCCTATTTTTATAAAGTATATAAACGATTTTGATTATGTCTTCTAAAACTTGGTATATCATCTTCTTCATCACTTGGCAACCTAATAAATCCGCCTTGTCTAAACCGCATAAGTGCGAGGGTTGTAGCGTCTACTAAGTCATCATTTGCACCTGAAGGAAAATCGTTACATTCCTCAATAACTTCATGTGCCCAACGTCTGTCGGGTGCCCATACAATACCCGCACTAAACAAATCAGATACTGCGTTAACTCTGCTAATTTTATCCTGTCCTTTGCCAGGTGTAAACTCTCCTACAGGAATCCCCATTCTTCTAAATTCTTGGTAAAGAGCAGCTCCGTTAGATTTTTTCTCTACAATAAAAGAATCAGGTTCCCATGATTTGTATTCTTCAATACATAACTCTTTAAGCTCTGGAAATTCTAACCTTCTTTTAATAGCATCTAGTAATATTATATTATAATTATCTGTTTTTTCATTAAGAAATACACCCCAAGTCAATAATGCATTATAGTCAGCACGAGTATTTTTCTCTTGGGCAGCATCAAGTGTCATTATAGTAAATTCACAAGATGGTGGGCCCTCTTCTTCCCATATATTCCACCATTCTCTTTTAATTAACGCCCCTTCTTCAGAAGTCGGGTTTTGTAAATACTGTGCGTTCCAATATCGTATATCTATGGCTGCCCGTCTCTCTTGTAATTCTTTTAATGGCCAAAACTCAGGCCATAATGACTTTTCTTCCCCATCTTTTTCTAAAATCGCAGGAAACTCAACTACTTCCCAGTCATTAACTTCATCATTCTTAATCATTTGGTTAACAATCTGTCCTGTTAAGTCTAATTTAGACCAACGAGTCATCACCACAATAATCGCACCGCCTGGCATTAGACGTTGTAAGGGTCCTGATTGAAACCATTCCCAAGCTGGTAGAAAAATATCGGGTTTTCCTAGTTTTGCGTCTTGCTCAGAATGAGGGTCATCAATAATAAACAAATCAGCCCCCCGACCAGCAAGAGCCCCGCCCACACCAATAGCAAAATACTCACCATTAAAATTCGTACCCCACCTTGATGCCGACTTAGAGTCTGCTTGCAGCGAAACATCAGGAAAGATATCTTTATACGAATCCGAGCCCACCAAATTTCTAACTCTACGCCCAAAATTGACAGCCAAATCTGCCGTGTGCGAAGCCATGATAACTTTCTTCGCAGGGTGTTTCCCCAAAAACCACGCAGGGGCGAGATAAGAGATGAGTTCACTTTTCCCATGACGGGGTGCAATATTAACAATAACTCGTTTCCTTTTGCCCTCAGCAATCTCTTCAAATAACTTAGCCAATTTCGCATGATGTGCTCCTACTTTATAATCTGGGTAAACATGTTTAATAAAATCTAAAAACTTTTCTTTTCCTTGTTTCTTAGTTAATTCTTTCTTGTAATCTGTAAGCAACTTCAAATTATGCTGCCTTTCTGATTCACTCATCTGAGGTAGTGCTTGTTCTAGTAGTTCTAAATCTTTAGGGCTAATCATCTTCTACCTCTATGTCAGTAACATCTACAACCTCATGGGGTACATTAATGACTTTACCTCTTAACTCTTCAATAGTCTTTAATAATTCTCTTTCTAGTTCTTCCCCTGATTTAGTAATGTGGGTTACTTCAGTTTTTCTCTTAAACGCATCCACTCCATCAATTTCGCCCACAGCTTTAAATGCAGCAATACGTTCTTTTGAAGTCTTAGCTA